CAAGGCATCAGCGGATTCGGCACCCTTTAAGGCAATGACGCTGCCATTACTTAATTCAACAGACAGTTCAGATTCGTTTTTTCTGGCAAACATTTCGGGCGGCACCATGGCACGAAGCTGACGCCATGCAATTTGTTTTGCCGATTTATACGTTTGGGTTACATACCAGTTGAGGCTGCCCGGATGCTCAATAGCCCACGCGACAAGGCGGCTGATGCAAAGGTAGGTCTTGCCGAAGCGGCGGCCAGAACACAGCAGCTTGAAACGCTCGGGTGCATCCCAGACCTGACGTTGCGGACCGGTCAAGCCTTGGTAGAGCTGCTCAGCGAAAGGCAGCCAATCCTTTTGGTTTTGAAGGTCAGCCGGTACGACGGGCTCAAGCAGGAAACCGCCGGGAGCATTGGCGAGCAGGCTCAAATTTCCAGACCGATCAGTTTGGCTTGGAGTTGGATTGCGTTGAGTGCAACTTGGGTTTGTCCACGCTTATAAGCGGACTGTTCGTAGGTACGGGCACGGCCTAGGGCTTCAGCGATCCATGACGGGCGTGTCATTGCTGCGTCTTCTTCTAGGCGAATGCGAGCACGTTGAATGTATTCATCCACTTGACGTGGAGTGATGTTCCATTGTTTCGATCCGAATTGAACAATCTGACCACGCGATTGTCCTTCGGTCAGAAGACCGTAAATAGTGTCAACACGGAAGTTGACTTCGGCAGCGGTTGATCGCGCCAACGTTGAAGAAAAAAATCAATAAGAAAAGGATAAACCGAAAACGAGAGAATGGTGGCGGATTGGACTCAAATGGGACTGATATGCGACGCGGTGGACGCAAATGAGACTTTAAGGGATTGTGGAAATGTGCCTTGGGATGCTTGCCAGCGCCAAAAATCTGGCTAATCTCTGCTCCGGTGTTTGCCCGCAATTTGCGGGTTTTTGCCGGAGATCTCCGTAATCTGCCGAGATTTGCGGGAATTTGCCGCAGCACCGCCCAAACCCATTGCAATGACTGACTTTCCTTAAATCATGCCAACACGCCTTGACCTGCGTTTACCGGACGAAGTGGCCGAAGACGTGATGCGTCACAAGCCCAGAACGATGTCCCTGTCTAGGTTTTGCCTGTTTTTAATTGAATTGGGGGTTGACAGGGAGGCTAAGCTATCCGCGTACCATGTCGGTGCGGGAAACACAGGTAACCACTCAACGGAGCAGGTTACAGTTACGCCTGCATCACCGGTAGCTTCCGAAGAATCAGAAGATTCAGGTTCGCAGGCTGTTGAGTCTTCTGCTCCTGAAATTTCTTCCTCTTCATTAACTAATTTCTTGGGGGATGGTGTCGGGAGGGAGTCTGAGGGAACCCCTAGGAAGGACCCTTCTTTAGTTGTGCCGCAGGCAAGAAAACCTGTGGAAAAACGGCACCGGACAGAGTATGCGCCGGACTTCCAGCAATGGTGGAAGCTGTATCAGTCGTCTCCTTCTCGCGCCAGTAACCAGAGCAAGCCACGAGCGTATGAGGAGTGGAAGGTGGCGAAAGGTGGGCAGGGTGCCGATCAGTTGCTTGCTGCCCTTGAGCGCAATATCAATGATCAGAAGGCCAAGCTGAAATCAAGCGAGTTTTGCTCGCCCTTGCCTGATGCCTTCCGGTGGATCCGTGACGGGCGTTATGAGGTTTGGCTTGAAGAGCACAAGGTTCAGAAGGCGGGGCGGACGTGGAGCGCCGATATGGGGTGCTGGATTGAGAACGACTGATCCTGTCCCTTGTTAATCAACTGAGACTCACCATGAAACTGTATTCACCGGACGCCAAGGGCAAATACGTCTGGCAGGTGGCCGACAGCAAAACCCGCGCTGTGTCCTACACCGTCACCAGCACGCGCACACCACCCCTAGACGCCTGCTACGGGCACCCCATGGGCAAGTACGACGATCAGGGCTTGTACATGACCTATTGCCCGAATGTGGGCGCTGACGATCCCAAAAGCCCGTTGGCGGCTCGTTACGTCGTGCATCCCATGGCTGCGTCAGAGCGTGACAAGGCAAACAAGGAACGGCTTTGGAGGGAGATTTGATGAGTACCGGATACTTGTACGTAATTAAAGACAACCAAACATCTTTGACGAAGATTGGGATTACTGGCAACTGGCAATCGCGTTTGCGGACTTTAAAAGTTGGCAAAAAAACAGAATGCAAAATTGTCGTCGAGGTGAATGACAACAGGGAATGGGAGAAAAGATTGCATCGCAAATACGATCAATGGCGTCTTGTGGGTACCGAATGGTTCAACCTTGATGTCAGCGCAACAAATGAGTTAATTGAAAGAGTCAAGAAGATCGGGTCGCCAGTTTCTATTGACGGCGAACAAATCGAGCAATCTAGTTATTGCGAAAATGAAAATTGGTGGGCAACTCCGCAGGGCCAGCGTGAAGCCTCAATGCTTATACACAACATTGACGAAGACGAGATAACAGATCTTAAGATCTTAAATCCTTGGGTTGATCGTATTGCATTTTCACAAGAGCATGAATGGGAGCACGAAACAGCTTCTGTATGGTTCAGTTTCTGGCACCCAAAAAGCTTGGGCGGCAAGCTGAGTGATGTCTTTGTTGACCCAGACGGCACCATTGATGGTTCTTACTTTGATTACGAAGAAGAAGGCGACAAGTGGATGGTCAATAGCTTTGAAAAGCCTCCTGCTGGTATGGACGATGTAATTGACAGGCTTTGGACATTAAAAGAGCTTCCTAAGACTGAATGGCCATTAAGGGTGCTCACAAATTGGGAAAGAATAAAAAAAGAAAAAGCTGAGGCTGAGGCCAAAGCTGGTCCTAAGTTGCCCAAGAAAAGGAAAAAACGCGAAGAATATTTAATGAAAGTCGTAGACGAACACAATAGGGGGACGTTAAAAGCTTTTACGTTGGCATATATGCAACAAAAGATTTTTGAAGAATGGCGGCAAAAGGGGCTTAACACGATGCCCGACAATCCTCCTTTTTTCTATAACGCCGAAATTAGAGCCGAAGCAGAATTGCGTTATTCAAATGGTTTCCGGGTTCACGACCATAAATGGTGTAAAGAAGCTCCTGACGGAAAATGGATTGACTGCGAGGAACATGAAAAAAGCTTTTGACACCGCCGAGGTTTGCCGCTTGCTGAGGCGTGGCATTGAAAACAAGCACTGGACCCTGCAGGACTTGGATGTGCCATCACGCGGCTGGGTCATCACAATGGAGGATGCCAAGCGCATTCCCGGCTTCACACCGCCTACATACCGCAACCTTCTCAGAGATGAGCCCACACAAACCGAACGCGTCCAAGTCACAGACCCCAGAGACTTCGCGCTGGCTCCCGCCGCTACCGATCCTGTTCAACGAGGAAGCGCACCGCTACCAATGGCAACCCACGGGCCAGTGGCTGAATCATTCAGTGACGCAGGTGTGCAAGGGCACGAAGGATGCGTGGGCGATGAAGCGGATTATGGAGACAAAACACATTTGGGAACCGCGTGGGAAGGCAGTACATCTGGCGTTGGAGAACTTCCTGACGACTGGTGACGCGGGTGAGTATCCAGAGGAATACAAGAAATGGGTTGAACCGCTGCTGGAGCATTCCGTTTGGAATACCTACGAGGCCATCGCGTGCGAGTACCGGCTGGCGGATTTAGAGCGAAACATTGCCGGCAGCTTTGATTGCCTGCTACGCCGCAAGGATGATCATCAGCAACTTGTGTTGGTGGACTTGAAGACGCAAGGCAAGGCCGATGCCAGTCCCTATGACGTAAGCCCGCAACTTGGTGGATACCTTGGGATGCTCAGCTTGCATTGGCCAAAGCTGTATATCCAAAAGGCTGGTGTGCTGTGGAGCCGTCCGGGCAGCACGACGCTGCAGAAGGTGGACGTTGATGAAGCGGTGATTGAGTGGCAGGGCGCTCGTGATGCGTTTTTAATGCTGAACCAACCGGAGTTTTGATGGGCAAACTTCGCTTACTTGACACTTTCTCTGGTATCGGAGGCTTTTCTTACGCGGCAGAAAAAATTGTTGGCGGCTTTGAGACCGTCCAATTTGTTGAACGCGATAAGTTTTGCCAGAAAATTTTATCAAAACATTGGCCAACAGTTCCTATTCACAATGACATCACAACCTTCGAGCCCGATCCGTATTCAGCCGACGTTATTTGCGGCGGATTTCCATGCCAAGACATCAGTATCGCGGGCAATCAAGCCGGTATCCAGCACGGCACTCGGTCTGGTCTCTTTTACGAACTCATGCGAGTCGTTCGCTTGGTACAGCCCCAATTCATCATCTTGGAAAACGTATCAGCGATCCTTGCTAACGGATTGGACGCCGTTCTCGGAGAGTTGGCCCAAGCAGGGTTTGATGCGGAATGGGCATGTATACCGGCAAGTGCTTTGGGAGCCTGCCATCAAAGAGATCGCTGGTGGCTTGTTGCCTACGCCAACGGTGAACGACAGCAACAACAGCAGCTTGCCGCCATCGCAGATCAATCGAGACAACCTTGCTGGAGCGATGCTGCGCGACGACTCGATCCAGACTGGCGAAGCTACTTGTCTGAACCCGTGCTTTGTAGAGGAGATGATGGGCTTTCCGGTCGGGTGGACCGAATTAAAGCCTTAGGCAACGCGGTTGTCCCCCAAGTGGCCGCGATCCCACTGCGCCGCGTCTTGGATTTGTCGGGGCTTGCCATGCCCTTTCCTTAGGGGTATACTCCCTATGGCAGCGATGCCACCACGACGCGAAACGCCATGACCAACCTCAACCGTGCCACCAAGGCACAATTGATCGACCTGCTACAGCAGCAAGCCGACACCACCTCAACCCTTGAACAACAGGTGAACGAATCCAAAGAACAGATCACCGTTGCTCTATGGATTGCAGCCGTGAGCTTCTGCCTC